CTGATAAGTTTGAACAAGGAGGTCTTACAAACGGAGGAATGTTTAAAGGTTCTTCTCACGCTAACGGTGGTGTTAAGTTTGCGGTAGGCGGTAGAATACACGAAGCAGAAGGCGGAGAAGCTATTATAAACAAGCGTTCTACTGCAATGTTTAAACCAATGTTATCTGCTATGAATCAAGCGGGAGGCGGTGTTAAATTCGCTAACGGAGGCTTCTTATCAACAGGAGAGAAGTTCGCAATGGGCGGAGAACTAGCTAACGTACAGGATATGATTAGTGGTGGAGGCGGTACTACACAAGTGATAATGGTGGAGAGTGATGTAACACAAACTCAAGGTAGAGTGAGTGCTATTGAAAGTCAGGCTACTTTTTAGTATATTGCGATATGGCTATTAGACAAAACAAAGAAGAAATAGTTTTAGAGTTCATTGATAACATATACAATGAGGTTAGAGCTAAGTTTTCTGAAGATGCGGGAATAAAGAATGTTTTGTATCATTTGATAGAAAGCGGACTTGTTGACCCTAAGCAACTAAGAGATTATATGGTTATATCGGATTACAAGAAGATTATAGAGAAGAACGCAGGGCATAAGACCTATACCTTTATGGATTTATCTATTAAGTATGATATTTCTGACAGGACAGCTCAAACAATAGTTTATCGAGCAAAAGATAAGTTTAAGGGCGACAACAACATAAGATAAAGGTTTTACAACTTTTTTCGCAAAGTCTATAATAACTATATATATATTTGCAACTATGAACAAATGGTACTCAATAGAAAACAAAGCAGACGGTAACCCTGTCGAAATCTCTATATACGATGAGATTGGCGATTACGGAACTTCTGCTAAGAACTTTATAGAGGAAGTAAAGAATGTAAGTGATAGAGATATTACGCTAAGAATCAACTCTGTTGGTGGTAGTGTATTTGATGGTCTTGCTATTTACAATACTTTACGTTCTCACAGAGGTTATGTAAACATTAAGATTGAAGGCTTGGCAGCATCAATTTCTACCGTTATTGCAATGGCAGGAGATAATATTGAAATGTCTGAGAACGGATTCTTTATGATACACAACCCATTCGGACAATCGGCAGGAGAAGCAACTGATATGCGTAAAACTGCTGATTTACTTGACAAGATTAAAAGTGAAATTATCGAGATTTACTTAAAGAAAACAAACCTTTCGGTTGAAGCTCTTTCTGAAATGATGGATAAAGAAACTTGGTTGTCTAGTCAAGAGGCTGTTGAATTTGGCTTTGTTAATGATATAACAGAACCAATGAAGGTGGCTGCATCGTTTGACCTTTCTAAGTTTACTAACGTAAATGAAAAAGAGGTTAACGACAAACTAGGATTAATTAATAACAAAAAATCATTTAAAATGACTGAAGAATTAAAAACTTGGTTTAATGGTGTTAAAGAAGAAATCTTAAACGCTGTTAACGGAGAGAAAGTTTCATCTCCTGCTCAAGAAGTTTCTGTTCTTTTTACTGACAATGAAGAAGTAGTAAACAAGTTTTCTGAACTTGAAGAAAATGCAACATCTTTAAGAGAGGAAAAAGAAGAATTAGAAGGTCTTGTTTCTGAAAAAGAAGGCTCAATAGCTGACTTAACGAACAAGGTTTCTGAATTAGAAGCTAAATTAGCAAAAAGTGAAGCTACTGAAACTGTTGTTGAAGCAGATAGCGACCCTGTTATTGTTACTGAAGAAGTAGTAGTTAACGAGTGGGATAGCTTTGCTAAATCAATTTTAAAATAATAATAATNAACTTAANTAAATNTAAGNANTATGGCATTTCCAAATNCAAANANNNTACCTGCNTTNACGCAGATGGATGCNAANCAAAGCATNATNTCTCCTTTATTCTTAGGACAAGACTATATGGAGTATATGAATGTTCTTCCTGATATTAAGGGAGTAACAAAAGTTGACCACTTAGGGTCATTATCAAAAATTACTAAGGCTTTTACAGCAGGTGCTTTCGCAGGCGAAACTACGGGTACTTTCTCAGGTGTTACTATTACTCCTGCAAGAGTTGAAGCTGAAATTGAATTTTACTCTAACTCTCTATTCGGGAAAGTAAAAGCTCAATTAATGAAAGGAAACTTTGAGTTCGATAACATTGACGGTACTGCTGTTAAGAATGTACTTATCGACTTAATCGCACAAGGAATCAAGGCTGACTTTAACAGACAGTTATTCTTAGGCGATGCTGCTCTTGTTTCGGGTAACGGTGGAGATTACTTAGACTACAATTCTTACGATGGTATATTCCAAGTATGTAAAGACACTTTAGCTACTGCTCAAAAATTAGACAACTCTGATATTTCTAGTGTTGCTAACGGAGAAGCTCTTAACGCTGCTGCTGATGGTGTAAACATCTTACAAGCTATGTATGATAACGCTACTCCTGAGCTATTAAGTGCAGGAAATCACGTATTCTTTGTATCAGGAGATATTTACGACAAATACTCTGAGTATTTAGAAGGTACAGGTTATGCTGCGGCAGGACACTCTGTACTTGTAAACGGTATTCCAAACTTGACTTACAGAGGTATTCCTGTAATTGCTCGTAGAGATTGGGATGTTGCTATTACTGCTGACTTTGCTATTATTGAAGGTGCTTCTGCTGCTGTTGAAACTCACAGAGCTGTTTTAACTACTCGTGATGCAATCATAGTAGGTACTGACTTTAGCGAAAGTGCAATGGAGCAATGGTATTCTCAAGACAACAAGTCTTACAGATTCCGTGTATCTTATATGTGTGGTGTAGCTTTAGCTGATGCTAAACTAGCTGTTATCTACACACCTGATGCTTTAGCATAATTAATATAAATTAATGGGGGATGAAATACTCCCCCTTAATTTTTAACTTTTAAATAATAATAAAATGGCAATAGAAAATTTAAGTATCGCACATACTGACTTAGAAGTAAGAGGTGGACTGCAATACGTTGCAATAGGACTTCTATCTCAGGCTTCAGGTATGGGATTTGACAATAGTGGTGTTCACACTATGTCTTATACTGCTGCTGCTGCTTTAGAACTTTTTGACCTTAAACAAGGTACAGGTTCTTTAACAACAAGTGGTTCAAAAGAAGGTGGAACAATTTTGTTCGAACACACAGTTTCATTCTACATTCCTAATTGTTCTTCTGCACACCTAAGATGTTTGGAAACTTTGAAAGACCAAGACTTAGTTGTTGTAGCAAAAGGATATGACGGAAACGCATTTGCACTAGGTATGTCCGAAGCATTTGGCTTAGAGGATAGTACATTAGGTAATGTTCAGATGAGAGCAAGACTTTCTGCTATCGAAGGTGGTACGGGTGCTGCTTTAGGAGATGAGAATGGTTTGACAGTAACAATTACTGCACAATCAGGAGAGCTTCCAAGAGTATGTTCTAACACTATCACACTTGATACTAACGCAGGAACTGCAACACTATCATAATAATTAATTAAAAAGTAATGGGTTTGGCGAAGCAATTTGCCATTCCCCTTCTTTTTATTATATTTGAACTATGTATAAATCCAAATTAAATAAGGGGACAACATTCTTTAATGGTTTTAAAGTTAGTTGGTCTAAAGCAACTCAAGAAGAACTTAAAAAGGTTCACGAATTAGGATATACTAATTTTGTAACAAAAGAAGAAAATGCAGAATCAAAAAAATCAAACTCAAAAGCAAAAAAAGCAAAAAACAAAGCCTCAGATAAAGAGTAGTTTTGGTGCTAAGTACGCTTTTGTTAATCTTTCTACACCTCAAGTTTCTAGTGAGGTAAAAGACCTAGACAGGTTAAGAGAAGATTGGATGCCTTTTGGAAAAGATAATTTGTTTCCTCAATATCTTGCTGAATTAAAAAGACAATCCTCAACTCACAGGTCTGTTCTAGCACAGAAAACAACTTTCACAACAGGTGGAGGTTTTTCTACGTCAAACGAACAGTTAAAGGACTTTATTGAAAGCGTAAACGCTAATGGAGAGAGTTTAAAGGACTGTTTTAAGAAGTTGGCAGATGATTACTACACTTATGGTAATGCTTTCTTAGAAGGCGTTGTTTACGATGGTGGTGTAAACTTCTATCACAAAGACGCATCTACTGCAAGATTGTCTAAAAATAAAAAGCACGTTTATTTTAACCCTGATTGGTCTAATTATAAGCGTAACAAAGAAAAAACACAAAGAATACCTGTTTATCCTACTATATCACAAAGTAGGTTTATAATACACTATAAGGATTACGAAAGTACATTTAACTTTTACGGACTTCCTGACTATGTAGCTGCTTTAGAACACATAGCAATAGATTTTGAAATAGGTAAATATAATCACACAGCATTTAAGAATGGATTTAGTCCTTCCGCTATTGTTACCGTTAATGGGGATTTTGGCGAAGCAGAAGCAGAGAAGTTTGTTGAAACTGCCAAAGATACTCTTACAGGTAGTGGTAACAACTCTAAGATACTTTTCTTAGTAAAGAACGGAGATGATGCTAACAGCACAGATGTTCAGATTATAAATAAAAAAGAGGATGGAGATTTCTTAGATTTACAGAAATTAACAGACCAAAATATAATTACTGCTCATAGATGGCAACCTGCTTTGAGTGGTATTGTTTCATCGGGTAAGATGAATAATACAGGTAGCGAGATTAGAATTGCTTATGATTTAGCAATGAGTACGGTTATTAGAGATACAACAAACATTCTACTAGAGCCTATTAAAAGAATTATAAACGCAGAGGTTGGTATTGATACAGATGATTTAGTTGTGGTTTACGAACCACCTATCTCATTCTTAGCTGATATTGACCCTAAGCAAGTTCTTACTATTAACGAGCAAAGAGCAATGCTTAACAAAGATTTACCTGAGATTGAAGACGGAGAGTTATTGATTTCAGACAGACAGACAATAAGAGTAGAACGAAGTAACACAAACAACTAATATGGCAAACGTAAGACAGTACAACAATTTTGTAACAGCTTCAGAAGTAATAGCAAACGCTTTTACTAATCAAGCTACTGACACAGCATTAATATCTGATAGTATTTTAGATATTGCTGAACTTGCACATATTAAGCCTGAGCTTGGATTAGATTTTTACGAGCAATTAAAAACTCAAAATCATACGGGAGGAACTCTATCTGCTGTTAATCAGACACTTGTAACTGACTTTTTAAAACCTGCTTTATATTGGTTTGTAAGGTTTGAGGTTATGAATGAAATACAATACAACACTACCTCAGCAGGTTTAGTTGTTAATGTATCTGAGTTTAGTAGTCCTGCAAATGTTGAGCAATTCAATCAGATGAAAAGCGATACTTATAGAAAGGCAAAAGTTTTTCTTGATGATATGATTGCATACATTACTCACGAAGACCAAGTAAATCAGTTTCCTTTATATGGAACGGATGGAGATAGCTCTATGCCTGACCAAGACATAGCTAGTAAGTTAAACGGAATAATATTCTATTAATGGATTTAGTAAAATACTACATAAACAGACTATTTAAAAACGCTGTAAGGAAGAATGATGACTGTCCTGACGGATATGAACACGAGATGCCTGATGGTAATTGGATGTGTGGAAGGGAACACCCTGAGCCTTACAACTTTACTCAAGAAGAAATAGACGAAACATTTAAGGAGTACAAGGCTTCTGTAAATATGAGTTACTCTGAGTTAAAGAGATGGTCTGAAACTGAGTGTAGTAAAAAGGCTAGTATAGGAAGGACAGCAATAAACAGGAATCTAACATTACTTTCTAAAAAGAAAGCTGATTGGACTTCTGCTAACGCAACAGAAGCTAGGAAAGCTATTGCATATATAGCAAGAGCAAGAAAACAAAAACAAGGCAAAAACGTGAGTAAAGACTGCCCTTACTCAAAGAATTACATTGCTTTAAAGAATTGGGCATACGATAGAAATAAATAAAAATATATAAAATGGCACAACAAATACAAGACAATACTGTTCTTTCGAGAATGATTGGTCATACAATAGGTCAAGATGTAGAGATTTTTACAACTGCTGCACAAACCTCAAAAAGTTTTTACTGTTTGCACTTTCCTGTTGCAAGTGTTGTAGCTAGTATTGCTACTTCTGATTCTACGGGAGAAGCTGCTTTACAAACTACACTTCCTGCGGGAACAACATTATTCATAGGAGTAGTAACAGCAATTACACTAACAAGTGGAATCTGCATAGGATATTCAAATAAGTAAGATATGGCAAGTACAGTAACAGCAGCTACAATGACGGTAACTATAACTGAATCTATCTCTTTAGGTGGTGCAAATTATGGTGGTACTAAAGAATTGTCAATACCATCTATTAAAGAGGTTTACAAAAGAATAGTTCGTGTACAAGATGATAACGACTGTACGATAGCTACCTTTAAAACAGATATATATGATGGGGACAATGCTCTTGACACTCAAAATGTTAAATACATAAGAGTAACTAATTTAGACGACACAAATCCTATCAACCTATCCTTGCAAGTTTCAGGTTCTGAAAACGGAACAGCTAATATGTCTACAACTCATTTAGTAAGTGCGGGTCAAAGTTTTATACTGCATACTATTCACGATGGTATAGGTTTAAGTGATGCAAACGCAACTATTGTAACATCATTAGTTGACTTGGAGAGCATTTTAGTTGATTCTCTTTCTGAAGATGTAGATGTAGAAATTTTAATAGCAAGTATATAATATGGCAAGTAACGAACATAGTGCTTTAGACAATGCTCAACTTCACGTTCCAAAAGACTTTAGTTCGGCATCTGCTAATACGGTTTTAGTAAAGAACGGAAGCAATGCTTTAGCTTGGGTTGACGACAACTTTAGACGTATGCAGCACATTAGGGTTGCAGGACACTTTAGTAAAAGTTCAACAGCAGAACACGCACCTACCTATGCGGGTGGTGTAACTCATAGTTGGGACACTGTTGTTACTGATGCTACTGCTGATGCACAAGATGCTGTTGCACAAGCACAACTTTACTGCACTAGAGCAGGATTTGTTAATGCTTTTGAAGGTGTAATAGCTTGTACTTCGGGAAAGACTATAAACCTTAAAGTATATAAGGGTACTCCCGTTGATGCAAGTGCTGCTGCTATTGACTTAACTCAATTAGGTGCTACTGCTACCGAAACAGGTGGTGGTAATACAAACGTAGATATATTTGAGGCGGGTTCTATGGGTTCTTCTGCTTCTTTTGCTGCGGGAGATGTTATTATAGTAACCATATCGGCAGGAGACACAGATGCAACTGTTGCAAGATTTAACGGAACATTAGAAATAGTATATACAGACTAATATGTTAGGACTAGGATTATCAATAGGAAATAAGAATACAAGTATAAAAGATATGCTTGGTTTACAATTATTTTTAGAGCAACAGAATATTACTATTCCTGATATTGATAGTGATGGAGATACTGATGTTAAATGGCTTGATACAAGTGGTAATAATAATCACGCAACACAAAGCACAGATGCTAGGCAGCCTACGGTAAGTGGAAATACGCTTGAGTTTGATGGTGCTGCAAGCGGAACTAACTCTGATAGATTAGATTTAACTTCTTTGATTACCCTTACTACCTTTACTATATTTATGGTTTTGGATTTAGAAAATGCAAATCCTACTAATGAAACCGTTATAGGAAAAAATGGAGATGCAGCTAATAATATTAGACTTAATCAGGGGGGAACTGACAATAGAGTTTTTTTAAAATCAAGCGGTGGAAGTGGTGGTGCTGTAACTCTTGATGCAGAAGGATTAAGTGAAAATTTACCAACTGCAAAGTTTTTGTTTGGAATTACTAGGGGTTCTGCTGCTGCAACAAACAATGTTGAAATTTACAGCAACTTAACAAAAATAACAGGAACAGCAAACGACAGCGATAGCACATCTACTTTGCTTTTAAATAGTTTAGGATTTGTTTCAACATCTTTAGAAACAGAAGGTTTTATAAACGAAGTTGTTGTATTCGATAGAGAGCTTAACGCTGCTGAATTAACTTCAGTACAGCAAGACATAATGAAAAGACACGGATTGTAATGGCATCAACAGCACAAGAAATAGCATTAATGAAGCAGAAAATGGATTCAATGGAAGATAAGCTAGGGGGGGTGGATGCCAAGTTAGATAACCTAACTAAGAA